GGTCTAAATACCAAGTTATCAACTGGACCGTATCCTTTTTTGAACTGTATATATACAGCATAGTTTACTCCTCCAGTCAAAGTTGCGGATAGTCCAGTTACAGAACCAGTCTCTGCTATAACATCATCTGCGGCACTCCATATACCAAAGTAGTATGTTTGTTCACTGCCATTTTCAGGGCATCCCGATAGGTAATAAATTCCTGTTTCAGACGGAGTAAAATGTAACAAATCAAGTTTTGAATTAGCTGTTGGGCTAACGCTTCCATTTGCTGTTATAGTATTATTGCTTGCATCTAATGTATATGTTATACCAGCATTTGTTACAACGCCATCATTAAACTTAACGATATTCGAATTAGTTACATTTACGATGACCGGAGCAAATATAATATTATCAACGGAAAAACCGGCTTTTACCTGAACATATACCGAATAAGATTTTCCACCTATAAGGGTTACTACCAAACCATTTCCGATTTCTTTGTCATCGATGGTATCTTTACTCCATAATCCAAGGAAATATTTATTTACTGCTCCCCCATCAGGGCAACCCTTTATATAATACACGCCAGTTTCAGATGGAGTAATAGCAAGTAAATCTAATTTAGCAGGAATGTTAGCGCTTGCCGTTCCAGATACAGTTATAGTATTATCAATAGCATTAGCAACGAATGTCACTCCATTATTTACATATGTTCCATCTTTTGTGAACTTACACAAATTCGGTTCCCCTATTGTGTCACCTAATTTTTTGTTAAGTTCATCGGCATTAACAACACTTACCCACGGAGTCCATGTTGCTCCTGATGTTGCAGACTTCGACCTTGTCCAAATCTCAGTTTGTGTTCTTCCGGTTTTATACGTATATGTCAACCTTTGAAATGTCCTGCCGAGGTTATTATAATCTTCGTGCCACACTTCTAAAATTCCATGCTCGGCGCCTTCTGTTGGCTTATTGATATAAGTCATATCAGTATGGAGCGTATACGTACCTGGAGTTGTGACAGTGTTTAAGTCCGTCCCGTCGGCCAGTCTTTGCGGTTCCATTAAAGCACCTAAATCATTATTTACCTTATAGAGTATGTTACTAAGAATCTGATTCATCCCATACAAGCCGGGATGAATACCTGAAGAATCAAGTCTTGTATCATAGTCTCTACAATCGACAAATGAACAACCCAATGTGTTGGCTATTGTTTTAATGCTTTCGAAATACGCATCCTGCATTTTTTCGGCAACACATACTATTTTCACATTTGGATAAGTTGTCTGCAATGCCTTTATTCCCTTGATGTATGCTGTCCTGAATGTGCTCTCTGAAAGATCTGTGTAAGCCGTTGTAAAATCATATTCACCAAGACTTACGTTTGCATTGGAGTCATTTGTTCCCAACGTGACAAAAACGACATTAGGATTCCCAACCAATGACACTCTGTCATAAAAATCGGGATGACTAGTATTCGGATGTGTGTTTGTTACACGAGAACCTGCATCAGAAGCATTCACCTCAAGCGTGGCGTCTGATACAGTTATTAGCTTATGCCACCACGTCTGAGATACATTTACAACATCATATGCAGGATAATGCATTGCGTATCCATCAATTTTATACCCGTCTTTATTAAAGGTTTCTATCGAATCTCCAATAATACTGATCTTCCCAAAATATTTTGAAAAGTCATAAACTCCAATATCTTTATATCTAAAACTAAGCTCACCTGCTGTTTTTTTAGCTCTGAGTGCTATCTGAACAAGGTTGCTGTCTTTCGGGATTGTGATATCGATATAATCTGGGAGATTAACAGTAGGATATCTCATTATATATAGATATGGCGTAAGCCAAACCCAACCATCTGGGGTTACACTTCCAGATTGAATCCAAAAAATAGAGGTAGTTCCACTTGTTCCATCTGGAATTTCCCATGTTTTTGTATATGGATAAATCCTATATGTATGTCCCGGAAGTAACAGCCCAGTTTGAACTGCAGCAATATTATCCTGATTTGTTTTTGCACAATTAATAGTAAATAATACCTGTCGTTGGGCTTGAATTAAATCAGCCTTTATTTGCTCATCAGCAGCTGCTAGACCCTTTATTCGATTAGCATACGCTGTAAAAACATCTCTTAAATCTGTAAATAGACTCATGTATCCTCCTTAATTGAGCAGCCCAACAAGCTGATTCTTTTCCGAAGTAGTTAACTGGACAGGTTCCCCGGTAACAGTGATATTAATATTTCCGTTTTCATCAGGCTTTATTACTTCGCCGGAATTAACTTTAATCCCTTTTACATCAGTAGAATCAGCTTGCCGAATAATGTCTACAATGTTAACCGGGTTGCCATCGCCGTCATAAACCCATCCAGAAATCGTAGACATTCCATTTTGATTCTCGGTTCCTTGATTCACTCCACGAAGAAGGTCTGCGATGTTGACCGGATTACCGTCGGCATCTGTAAAATTTCCATTTATAGTCATCATACCAACCCCTTAAACATGTTGTAAGTTTCCTGATTGATCCGGCCAGTCTGAAGCAGCATATCCAACGCCTGAGCAGGAGTCTGAATATTGGGATCGCCAAGCATATTTTTGGCTGTAGCTGCCGGATCGAGATTCGGATTCTGTTTCTTAGCGCCCTGTGCAAACATCTTTACCGCATCAAATGGATTAAATCCCACAATAAGCCTCCTTACTTAGAAAACTCCTTCCACGCGGACAGGAGTTGGTCAAGTTTACTATTAAGCTGGTTAATTTCTTCTTTAGTTGCATACTGTCCATCAGCAGTCTGAGGCGGAGGTGTTGTCTCCTTTATCTCCCAGATTCTATCTGGACGAATAAAACCACTCTGATCTCTAGATCTCATTTTGAGTGTCGTCATTGCCTGATCCAGAAAGAACATACTACTGTTCGGGGCAATGTTATATGAATCAGCGATAGAAATATCAGGAAGAAGGGTGACCATCAGCGGTGTTCCTGCAGTCTGCTGTTGAGGCTGTGTTGGCTGCTGAAACTGGTTACCGTATGGGTTGTAGTTATTCATTTGGTTCTCCTTTTTAAATCACATTAACTTGGTGTTGGCGCTGTATCGTCAAGTAGTCCTATAAGCTCCGCTTTTTGTGCAGCCGTAAGGTTCACAGCAGCAGAGAAATTAAGCTTCTCAGGTCCCAACGTTCCATTTGGTATCGTCATGTTCTGTATCGTGCCGTCATCAATCTTGCTCTGTACGGCAGCTTTAAACGCCTGAAGATTAAGCTGAGGAGACGTAACATCCGAATAACACTGCTGGATAGCATTCTTTATGGACGACCGAACTTCCTCACCATAGACGGCGTTCATTATGTTGTTTAAATATGTTTGTATAGATGACACATTGTTCCTCCAATAAATTACGGTTCGTCAGCAGCATTAGAATTGCTATAAACGTCATAAATATAGCCGTTTTCAACGCGGACTGTTTTTCCATCGGCTGCTTTAAACTCGCCAGTAAACAAATCATCCCTATTGGTAGATAATCCGTTTTCGCTTAGAGTTACTTCTCCAAGATGGATTCCGTTTCGATCAATGATTGCGACATCTCGATACATGCCACTTTCCCAAACCTGTAGGTGAATATCTCGCTTAGATTGGAGCAGTAGATCGTTTTCAGTAGCTGTTACAGCAACGTTATATTCCTCAAAGCCTTCGTCGTCAGTATAGTTTGCCGATAAGTCTATCTGACCAGTCATTACTTGATTAGAATAATCGGTGTCAGTGGCGTTAATATAACCTCGGATAAGAGCGTCGTTAATCCAGAGTTTGGTGTCTCCTTTGAAATTACGCCACCCACCTGCATCCCAGCTACCAATAACGTTTCCATTACGATCATACATTTTGAGAATTCCGTTATTGTTTCCAAGACCGCCAAGCCCAAGAAGACCACCATGCATTCTGTCAAACAGCATCGTGCCTGTAGTTATACGGTCAGCAACGATTGCACCGTCCATGGTAATAGCTGCTCGATATGTTGGATTCTGTGTGGGATTTCCTGTAAAATATCCAAGACCACCACTATTCCATCGCCAACCACGTGTTGCGAGTTTATAGTCTTTTGTTTCGGTTATGAATATCTCTTTCATGCTACCATCATCGTTGTAAACAAAGGTAATGTACCCATTACTTCTGGAATTGATGATCGCAGAGGCATTGTCTCTAGCCATCTTGAGAACTGATGTGTATGTCGGTTTCTTGTTTATTTCATCAAGAAGAGCCGCATTTAAAGATGTGTTTACACCCGTAAGGGTTGGTTCTGTCTTATTTCCGAGTGTTATTGTTGTATCCGCTGGATTATCTAGAGGGATTTCAAGCTTGGATACTTGAAAAACTTTGTTTAGTCCATGAGGTGGAGATATAACGGTAATATTGTCGAGAACCTTTACATACATTAGGGACTTGTCAATAGTCTGCAAATCCATAATCTTGGCTTCGATCGTCATATCGTCAAATTGCTCAGACTGTAAATATAACGTGGCTAATTCTTTGAGCAAGGCTGGGTCATCAACATCAGACCATTCAATTTTCCTACAAATCCAACCATAAATATTGGAAGCTTGTGTGTTTTCCAAATACAAACTGCCACTATTTACAGATTCAATTGTCGTATACTTATCTAGCTCGGATTCATCGTCGCCTTCTTCAATTGACTCAACAGTTTCACCATCAGGTCCCACATAACTGCTGCTTCCATTACTTTGAGAATCCTCTCTAATTACGGCCCCAATAGGTAAAACAGCTGTACAGAACTCAGTGCTATCGTAGTTCTTAGTAAAGTCAAACAAATTTTTACCAAAACGAATAATCTGACTATTTGTTCTAGGAGCATCTTTGAGTAAGTCTAAATATCTAGTGTTTCCGCTCCATCTGATCTGAAGATGACCACCAGTCTCTTCGACTATTTTATTAATAGCCTCTAATGTCGTTTCAAATTCCGTTACAGCGTATTCGATGACATCCGAGAAATCAACAATGCCTACCGAAAATTGTTTCCAACCGCCAGGCCAATCATAGTTACCAACCTGTCTATTATGTATTTGCAACAATGCACTTAAGTATTGAGCATAGGTTTTGGCTCTATACTCCGCCTGTGGCTGAACCGAATCGTTTAGATATGAAAGATCGCCCTCGCATTTTATGTTTCTGT